GGCTCTGTTTCCACAGGTGTGGTATCAACTGGTGTGGTAGTTACTGGTGTAGTGTCTACAGGTGGCACGACTACTGGTGTAGTGTCTACAGGTGGCACGACTACTGGTGTAGTGTCTACAGGTGGCACGACTACTGGTGGTTCGGCTGGTGCAGGTGGAGCAGGGGCTGGCAAGGGCGCTGGTGCAGGAACTGCATCAATTACTGTTTGAGCTGCTGCCACTATTGTAGGTGCTGTAGTTACTTTTTCTACTGCTACAGAAACTGTTGCAATTGCCGCTACTTTATTAGTTAAGTCTGTGCTTGCATTATTTAATGATGTAATTGTATTTTCAGAAACAGTTGCAATTGGTGCAATAACTGTATTTGTATTTGCTGTATTTGTTGCAACAATAGCTGTAACTGCTGAGTTTAATGTAGCAATTTGTGCATTTGCCGTATCAATTGCTGCCAAGACTGTCGCATTGTCTGGATCAGGAGTGGGAGTAAATGCAGATCCTTGACTAATTGTTCCAGTAAATCCCGTAGTCGTGCTTGTGTTATCAATAGGAGTTAATGTACCTCCAGTAGCTTCTCTTACATTAAACCTAGCCCCATTTGGAATAGGCCCAGTTACGCTAACGTCTGCTTGCCATGCACCATCTGAAGGATTAACATCCGCATTAAATCTAACTTGAGTCATTTGTGTCTCGGCGGTAGTTAAAGGATAAACTCTAAGATCCCAGGCAACGCTCAGTGTATTAGTAGTTGTTGAGTATGTAATTCCAGACCCATTACTCCATGTGGTCCAGTCGTATCCTGCTATAGATATAGAAGGTGCATTGGGAGTAGTATGATAAGTTCCACCTTCGTTTACTCCAAAAGTAATAGTTGCATTGGATCCTACGTAAACATTATTATATGTAACTCCACCCATCTGTAAATTAAACGGAAGATTCATGCGAACACCTTGATCGTCTACATTAGATAAAACATTTGTGGTCGTACCAATAGTTGCCGCAAGGGCGTTGACTGCATCTTGAGCGTTATTAATTGCTACGTTTGCTTGAGTTAATTGTGTTTGAGCCTCTGTCCGTGCAGGTGTTACTGCTGCTACTGCCGTGGTTGCCGCTGCAACTGTAGCTGTGGCAGTATCTACAGATGTTTGTGCTGTTTGAATTAAAGCAGTTGCTGTCTCTGATTGTGCGACTTCTACCGCAATTGCAGTTGCTACCTGAGTAACCGTAGTTGGCGCTTCTGTCATTAAGGGAGTTGCTGTGGCTATAACTGTAGCCGTTGCTGATTCAATTACAGGTACTGCTGCAGTAATTACTGCTTGTGCCGCTACAACCTCTGGTGTTTGGGTTGTGGCTGTTGCTGGTATTGCGGATACAGCCTGTGTAACTGCTGTTACCGTTGAAGTAATTGTTTGAACAACTGTTGTTGCTGTTTCTACGGCTGAGGATACATTTGATACTTCTGCTACCGCAGCCGTTGCTGCTGCTACCGCTGTATTTGCTGCTGCTACAGCAGTGTTAGACGTTGTTACTGATTCAACCGCAGTGGCTATAGTCACTGTTGCTGTATCTGATGCAGCTGCGGCTTGTGCAACTTCTGTCGTTGCAGTTGCGATTGCTGTATTGACCGCTTGTTGTGCTGGGCTTACAACAACTTGCTCTGCAGGAGCAGGAGGCTCATTGGCATTAGCAAAATTAGGACTAAAAAGGAAAAGCCAGCCGATTATAAAAAGGCTGGTTAAAAAATACTTTAGCTTTCTAGTCAACTAGGTATCTCCTAAGTAATGCAATATTTTTGCTTACTTAGTAATTATACCACTTAACTATTTAGGATTATCTGTTTTATAAAATCCATTACCTTTAAACTGTATACCAAATGGAGTAAAGTGTCTAGTCATTTCTGACTCACATTCAACACATGTGTAGCCTGGATCATTGTCAACAATAGATCTATGTACTGACATTGTTGGGTGTGCATCATCATATGAGCACTTGTATTCGTATACTGGCATACCTATTCCTTAAAGTTAATGAGCAGTTTTGGGACATGCTCAGGTCCATCCTGCGGGTAACGGCCCGCTATCTGCGACTTCCCGATGAAGGGGTGCAGAGTTCAATTATACTATTTCTTTCTCTTGTTTGCACTAGGTGCGGTTACTACTTCATCTGGTGTAAATGAGTCCATAATGTCAAACTTCTTAGGCTTTGCCTCTTCTGGCACATCCCTAACTACAAGTACACGAAGTACTCCATTTTCCATTGTGACTCCTGCTACAACCATATACTCAGATAGAGAGAATGTTCTAGTAAAGTCTCTTGCACCGATTCCCTTATGAATATACTTATTAGAATCTTCTGCTGATGAACCTTTAATTGTTAATACATTCTTTTCTTGTTCAATAGCAATGTCTTCTTTCTTGAATCCTGCTAAAGCAAGCTCAATCATATAAGTATCTTCACTAACCTCTACCAAGTTATACGGTGGATAGTTTGTTGAATTATGCATTACTTTTTCGAGATCTCTGAATTGGCGATCCCAGCCAATAAAAAATGGATCCTTAAAAAGATCCAGTGTGAATGTGGTGTTAACCATGTTATTCCCCTTTCAAGCGAATAAATTAATATATGGACCCTCTATTGAGCAATCCATATATTATTATAACATATTTGATATTATATTTCTAGCCTATGCCCAGACTCTTCTAGGCTTGCTTGGGAAACTCTAATAAACTTAGCATTCTTAGCAAGATCAGAAAGATTTAAAACCCCTCCATATGAGCAAGCACTGTTAATTGAGTTTTGCATATTTCTTATTGTTTTCATGACTGAGCCTTTATCTTTTACCTTACCCGCTTTGCCTTCAGCATATGGATTTTTAACGCCCATCTTTATTTGAATTTCTTCTGATGCTAGGCCTCTGAATGATCCTGGATCACCATCACACTCATCGTGTCCAGCAAACATGGCTCCCATCATTACCGCACTAGCCCCCGCAGCAAAAGCTTTTACTATATCTCCATTGTTTTTAATTCCACCGTCTGCAACAATTCCGTTTATTTCATCGCCTTTAACTTTTTCATATATGTCCATTATCGATGTTAAAACAGGTACTCCAAAACCAGTTTCTACTCTTGTCATGCATGATGCTCCACCCCCGATACCGACCCTAACTGAGTCAGCCCCTGCGTCCATCAGGATTTTATAGGCTTCGTATGAAGAAACATTTCCTACCATTATATGTATCTTATTTGGAACAATAGACCTTAACTGCTTAACGGCATCAACAACAATTTCTGTATGCCCTAAAGCGGTATCCAGCAATATAACCCTTACATTAAGTTTTAATATTTTATTAATAAGGTCAGTATCTTTAGCCTGATCTATGTTAACTGCAAAACCACTTCTTCCGTTTAGTGCCTCTGCTTGTGCAAATTTATCATCAATAGTATTATGCCTTTGCACGAAACCAATTCCATTGACTGAGGATATTGCGTTAAGCATTTTTGTACTACTAATATACTCCATTGGAGCAATCATAATTGGAAACTTTAAATTAAGCCAGGCTTCCCTATTGTTAGGATTGCCTATCCTCATAGAAAGATTGGGAAGAGATCTACTCTTAACGACGCTATTGCTTGCTGGTTCTAATAGAACATCATCAAAGCACAAAGCTTCTTTCATTTAGATCTACTTTTTAGATTTTGCTCTAGCCTTAGCCAAAGCTTCAAAGTCTTTAACCTTGGTATCTCCTAGGTATCCCCATGCGTGTCCGTCTGCTATCATCTGCTCATTCATTGAAATGCTTGATCCGTCAAGGAACACCCACCCTAAAATTCTTCCGTACTTTTCGGATGAATCCATTTTTTCTGTTTTAATAACAACAGTTTTTGCAGATTCAATTTTGCTCTTTAGGTAAGCCTTTGCTTCTAAGCCTAATGCTTTTTCCATCTTGTCTGTTGTTCTGCTTTCTGGCGTATCGATACCAGCAAGTCTTACTCTTGAACTAAATGAAATATCAAATCCGAGATCGATTTCTACATCAATTGTATCTCCGTCAACAATCTTTGTAACTTTTTTAACATAATACTCAAACATTACTTAGCCTTCTTGGTTGGTGATTTCTTAGCTACCTTCTTGGCTGGAGCTTTCTTAGCTACCTTTTTTGCAGGAGCTTTCTTAGCTACCTTTTTTGCAGGGGCTTTCTTTGCTACCTTTTTAGTTGTTGCTAATAGTTCGTCTATCTTTACTGCATAGACATCTTCTTTAACTCCAAAAAAATCTTTAATCTTTTTTAAAACGCTCATTCTATTCTCCTTATTTTGGTACTGCTTATGATTAGTATATCATTTCTTTAGCTTCTCACCATGGATTCGAACCACGATTCTCGCCTCCAAAGGGCGATGTCCTGCCGTTGGACGAGTGAGAAATGGAGCGGATGATGAGAATCGAACTCACCCCTTCTGCTTGGAAGGCAGAGGCACTACCAATATGCAACATCCGCATTGCGCCTTTGGCAGGAGTCGAACCTGCGACCAAGACCTTAGAAGAGTCCTGCTCTATCCTCTGAGCTACAAAGGCTTAAACTAATCGTTTGGTATATCTTGATTTAGATCCATTTCAATTAATCCTTTTTCTTTTGCAACCTTATGTCCTTCTGGAGTTAAATGAATAGTAGCTTCTAAGTCTTCATTATATTCAATCTCTACCATACCTTGCTCGTACAACTCAATTAATGATTTATCTACATAGTCTATGTGTGATTGCCAAAGTTCTGGCGCTAATTCTTTTGCGCTGTCACTAATTGAATAAATTATTTCTCCGTTTTCGTCTACGCCTTCAAAACTTACAGCACCTATTTCTAAATAGTATGCAAGCCTTTCATCATTTGCTTCATCTTCTGTCATAGCGTCTCCTTGTGCAACATGTAGGACTTGAACCTACGATTACCGAATTATGAGTTCGGGGCTTTAACCAACTAAGCTAATGTTGCTTAGTTGTATATTATAACGTGCCATCTTCGTTTTTGTCAATAGTTTCTTCTACTATTTGCTGAACATATTCAGAAAAATGTTTTCTAATATTTCCCATAGGCCTGTGGCCAGCAAGTTTCCATATTCTTTTATATTCAATTACATTAGAAAATGTAGTTGGACAAAGAACTATTCCACTATATTCTTTTAATACAGTAGGAAGTGGAACATGCTTACCACAACACTTACATTCTTTTGCTTTTTCTTGATACGTACTCATATTATTTGCATCCTGTCCATTGCGTCTTTTAAGTTTTCTGGCATTCTTGGAGCCCTAATCATATTGTAGGAACTTGTTTCTCCGTCTGCCTCTGTGCCAAAGTCATTGTCGTAACTCATTGATTCGTAGGTGTGTATATTTACTTCTTCATTTGTATCAAACTTACTTCTACTTATTGAGTTATATATTGCTCCACATACAGCATCTGCCAAGTCTTTAGATCCCTTTCTTGGGTGGTCTACTCGGTCTCTCATAATTCTTAATTGTAATAGCTCATCAATCAATAAAGGTATGTGTGGTCCGACTACTCTTTCTTCTGCAACTACCATCGCCATATCGTCATAATGCTTTTTAGCGACAGACAGAATTTCTGTATTGATGCCGTATTGTTTTAGTTGTTGCATCATATCATGTGAATTCCATCTGTCAAAGGTACATACACGAATTTTAAAGCCTCGTGTTTTTAATGAAAGAATATAGTCTTTAACCTCTGTAAAGTCTACAGACTTATCTTTTGTTGGGGTCCAGAATCTAACGGCGTCTATCTCAACAATTGGTGCTGGTTGAGAATAGGTGTCTGTTACTTTTACATTAACCCATTTGTTTACGTGTGCCATTGCAACTGCACAATGGTCATGCTTTTGAGCAAGGTCAACGTGTATAAAATATTCTTTGTCTGGATCTGGCAAGAACCATTCTTCTAGTCTACCAAAGTTATCTACAGCTAAGTGTGCTTTGTTAAATGCCTTCTCAACTTTTTCTTTTGATTTAAAGAATGCGTCAACGGCATCAGGTGGCATACAAGCAAAGCGTGATAACGCATCTAGCGGATTTGTAAAGAAAGCAACCTTGAAGTCGTCAATCTTTCTTACTGGATTAACTTCCCATGTTGGTCGTCTCAATGCATAAACCTTTGGTATCTTGTATGAGACTATATGATCTTCTTCCCACTGGATCTCAAACTCATTACCTACTGTTCCGTCTGGAAGTTCTTCATCCATCTTAAACTTGTGATCACGGACTACCGTCTCTACCTCTGCAACAACAGCATTGTATCTCTGTTGGATGTAGTCATTTTTATATCTAGGAAATGAAAGCAGAATAACCTTACCGAAGTCTGGAAAACGAGAGTCTACTGATGCACGATACATATCATATATCGCCGCACCTGTTTTTGCTTGGTCATGGCCTGTTGTGTTTTCAATTGCAAAGCCAGAGATCTCGTCAAGAATAACAACGATAACGTTATATCCTTCCCAAGCTTCACGCTCAGAGTGACCAGAGTGTACTGTTATTGCTTTATCAAACTTAACTTCCGAGGCCTTGTCGGTATACTTACCAGCAAACCAAGGGGACTTTTCAATTCTTGTTTTAAATCCTTTAAAGAATACGTTGCTTGCCTGCTGCGAGTTAATAGCAATGTTAATAATATCAATGCTATCCCCTGGAGGCTTTCCGTAATATGTGGCTGGATCTTTTAAGCATAATAGTAAATATACTATATATGAAGTTGCAATAGTAGAGCAGTAATCCTTACCCGATCCTTTTCCTAGCTGTGCCACAACCTCATTAGCAGTTTGTTTAAATCTTATTCTTCCTTCTTCTTCTCCAAATAATTTGATGAGAGTTGATTCTTTATAGATCTGCGAGCTCTTTTCGATAAGCGTGTACTGGTAATCGGAAAGTTCTGGAAGCCCAAGGTATTCTGGACTTCTAACAAACGTTTTAAGATCGACTGGTTTTTCATCGAACTCCTCTCCGTCAAGCATGTCGATAAGATCATTGAAATCAAACGACATCGGCTTCCTCTACTGGGACTGACTCGATTACTCCAGTTATTTGAGATAACCTCTTTGCTACTTCCATCTTACACTTAGGGCATGTTGATGTAGTCTCTTTTAAAATTCTAACAAGTATGTCTTGCTTACGCTCTGTCTCTGCAATTTGTGATGCAATCTCATTGTTTTCTAACACCCCAATAGACTGAAGCATTGCAATTCTTTTAGTTTCAATGTCTGCAATAAGTTTTAATGCACCAGACTTTATTCCTAGCTGACCTGTTTGATCTGCATCTTCTACTGTTTTCCACGCCTCTTTGATAAGCATGGCATAGTGCTGATCCGCCCCTGAGATGGCCTCTCTGGCACGATCTCTAATATTGCTATCATTATGTACAACGTCTTTCCAATCGTCGATTAACTCAAGGACCTCTTTGCGTTGTATCCCAGTGGTGGCGGCGATCTGTGTGGGTGTGCTTCCTTTTAGAAGTTCTTCAACTACCCTGTTCATTCTGTCAAAATGCTCTGACAATTCTATTTCGCTCATTAATACAGTATACTTTCAGTCGACTAAAATGTCAATCAGAATTAGCCCTGGCAATCTTATATAGGACTAAATATCCAATTAAATCATCAATATCGTTGTCTCCAGCATATCCCTGGTTATTCTTTACCCTATTTAATTTATCATCAATACGAACTTTTAATTGCTCTGTTGAGTCCGCCGTTGAAAATATTCTCGCTGGCTCTAAAGCGGAGTTGCCATATGAGATATTCTTTTCAATTAACATGTGTGCAATTTCATGGCATGCTGACCATATCTTATTGCCTGCTGGCGCACCGACTGATCTTAAATATAAATCACTACAATTGAAATTTCCAACATCTTCAAATACCGCCTTTAGCATTATCTTCTCCTAATTAATTGAAACTGTTCTAGGTATCTCTGTATGGTCATAGCAGAGACTTTACACTCTTCGGCAATTTCTGTTACCGTTTTCTTTTGAACTACATATCTTCTATGCAGCCAATCCTTGCTTTGATATAGCTTCATCGTTCTGTCAATATACTATTAGAATAATGTGCAATTCCAAATGAATCTGCAACGTCAAAGTCTGTTAGTGATAGATTGTACTTTTTATTAAAGTAGTCAACTGTTCTTTGCTTACGCATATTACGCAATTGATTCTGATACCACGAGTCTGCATATCCAGGATTTTTTAATCTGATAGCCGCCTTCTCTTCTTTGGTAGGATTTTTATTTCCTATGTATGCCTGCCAAGAGGATGGGGCTATTGTAATAACCTTTGCTCCAGTAGACATTAGTTCTGCAATAACAACTCCATAAACATATGATAGTTTAATTACAGCATCTGCAGATTTTACAAACACTGCACCTTCAACAACAATATAGTCTGACTTTAGTTCATCTAGCATTAAGGCCATCTTGACCTTTGCATCATGAATCTTATCATAGATATCTTCGCCTGACAAGTTAATCTTGCCCCACTTTAGTGGAACATCATTTTCCATCAAGCAAAAAGCAATAGAGTTGGTTGAGGCATCTATACCTAATACTCTATTGGCCTGTGTCTTCTTTAAACTAGCTAATGTCATTGATCATCCTAAATAGCTTATTCTTTGTGTCTTCATTTACAGTTTTTTCGCATGTTGAGCATAGATCAGTATTATTATATCTACTTAATTGTGCTTTACATCTTGAACAAGGTCTCGCAGCACCATTTCTAATTGCCTTCTTTTCATAATACTTTTCCATGATTCGTCTATTAGTTGCAACACGGCAACACTCATCTGTACAGTACTTTTGATTATGAGTCTTTGGCTCAAAGTTTTTCTTGCATTCAGAGTTAGCGCATATCATTTACTAAATACCGAAAATAAATCAATATCAACAGTGCCTACTGGGCCATCCTTTGCATAACACTCTTTCTTAACTGGGCAGTAAGTACAAGGCATCTTTGATTTAGTTGCACCTTCTGGTCTTTTAGGAAGATCTCCGTCCTTAAAGTTATCCCAGACTTCACACATCCACGCAAATGTATCTTCAATAATCTTTGTATTCTTTTCATTCATAGAGATTGGAATAATTAGAACCTCTTGAGTGTTTTTGTTTTCATACAAAAAGAATCCTTCTTTAGCATTCTTTAATTTCATATAGGTTAATAGCTGTAGCATATGGTTATCTGTAGGCTTCATCTCTGACTGTCTAGTATCCCATACTTCTTGCTTAGCCGTTTTAATTTCACCAATTACTGTCTCGCCATCGTACTCCATAATAAGATCTATGAAGCCTCTGATTGGCGGATACTCATTAATAATTTCTTCTTCTTCCGCTCTCCACTCTGGCATAGTAGAAATAAGCTTCTGTAGTCGCTCATGCGCCTGACTTCCCTGTGCCATATTAGCAACGGCGACTGCATCGTTATCATCAATAAAGACTGCGCCAGAGAATGCCATGTACCAGTATCTAGGACACTTACCATGACCATAGCCTAATGAACTTGGACTGAATGACTTCTTAGTCATCTCTCCGTCTGCTCGTTTAGTATTACGATATGACTCATCAAGTAACTGAGCAAACAACTCAGGATCAAAGAACTTTCCTGTGTGCTTTTTAAATTTAAGATTCTTTACAATTTCTCTAGCCATTTACGAGTTATACCTAACGACATACTTAAGTGCATCTACAAGTTTGTCTATGGACTCCTTTACTGAATAATATACATTTTTTTTATTGTTATTTACTGTGCCCGCTTTATCCTTAGCAATAGTTGAATAGATAGAAGACATTACTGCAAACTTAGTTGACATTGCCTGCAGTTCCATAATAAGCATAGGAGCCTTTGCCGAAGGAACATCAGGGTTCATAAGAAGCTTTACAACAATGGCTAATGCCTTGTCTAAGTGCTCATCCTTCATAAACTCATGAAGGTCATTAAACTCTGTTATGTCGCTAATAAGTTCTAGCGTATTCTTATCACTCATGATTGTCCTCCCAAAACTGAATCAACTCTTCAAGAATTGACCACTCGATAATGCCTAGTCTAACCTTAGACTCTGCTCCTATAATAATCTTTAATGCTGGATACATATCTCTATTTACCTTAAAGGTATCTGTGCATATCTTTGCCCAGTTATCTTTGTTTAAAGTAAAGGATGTTCCAGCCTCTTTATAATCTACAAGGAATTGCTTCCATTGAGCATCACCTTTTTGATAATCTCCTCTTCCGCTATTCTTTTGAGCTTTAGCCCCGTCACGTTTTACTTCTGCTCTTTCTGACATTATCCCACCGAGTAGGAATTTTTATGTCCGTCAGGGCACTCCCACAATATGATCATGTTTACTGCATCCCAAAAATATTCTTCTGCATTTTTATCACACTTGCTGCAGGGCTTTACTCCACCCATCTTTTCAAGTTCGGGAGCAAAGATTTTCTCTGGCTCATTAAGAAACTCATTAATGTTTGGCATTTATCTCTCCGATTAATTTGTCTACAACATCTGGATTTTCCTTTAAATACGCTACAGCCTTTGCACGTCCTTGAAAACGTTCTCCATTTACTGTATACCATGCTCCACCCTTTTCTACTATGCCGCACATTTCTGCAACATCTAAAGTTTCTCCAACACTATCTACACCAAGAACGTTCCCTTGATAGTAGAAGTCGTATTGTCCCGATAGATTTGGGGGGCCGAGTTTGTTGTAATCAATAATCCAGTTAACTGGTCGTCCAACCCTTTGTTCAATGATCTTGTCGCCAACTTTAATCCCAGCCTTAATAGCATTCGCCTCAGCTTCAGACGACCAGAGTTTAATGACTGTGGAAGAAAAGAACTTGACTGCCATGCCACCTGTGGGGATGTGACTAGCATGCATAGATCCAAATTGATTTCGTTGTTGTGAGATGAGAACAAGTAGTGTGTTTTTGTTTGCATAATTTAACATCTTGACTGCGTGGGTCATATCCTTTGCTTCAGCGCCGATTTGCTTTGTATCTTGCAAATCCTTCATTTCGTTTCCGTCTTTTTCAAAATAGATAGCAGGAAGCAAGGCTGAGATTGAATCTACTACAATCATATCAACTCCTGCGTCCATTAACTTGGTAGCAACATCAACCATATCATTAACAGTTTTTGCTGGTGAGTAAATAAGGGAAGAGGAATCTACTCCAAGTTGCTCTGCCCAAGACTGGTCATAGGAAGCTTCTGCATCAATCCAAGCACATGTCTTGCCTTCTTTTTGTGCAAGAGCAATCATCTGTAGGCAGAAAGAAGATTTACCAGCAGACTTATTACCCCATACGAGTACCTGTCTGCCGTAGCCTAGTCCTCCACGCAACGCAAAGTTTAATCCGATACTAGGGGTGAGTTGCTTTTCAACTTGGACATCCTGTGCAGACTGAACTCGTGCTCTTGTTTTTGGATCTAGCTTAGCTAAAATGCTGTCTATTTCTATTGTCATTTAAACTCTTTCTTTCCTATAGTATAGCATTAAAATAAATTTCCGTGAAGCCTTTGGCGTTCCTTATTTATATTCATTTTCTTTTCTAGAATTTCATCTAGGCTATGTAATACCTGTTCTTCATTTCTCATTGCAGCATAAATATCAAGTAGTCTAATTATTACATCGACCATTTCTTCTACAATGCTTTCGCTTCCTTTTGACTTTCTAATAGATTCCAACACTTCAGTTACTTCTGAATGTACTAGAGCTAACTTATTCCCGATCTTGTCGTGGTTATATTCTCCATCCCAAAATCCTTTTTCTCTTGCGGTTTCATGAAGAATGGCAGACAAAGCGTCTAGACCATACTCAGTCAGAATCTGATTCGACTGCACTTTTCTCCCTTAAACTGAAAGTAAATGACGGGCCTTCCTCGTCATAATCTATAACTAAATCCTTATTACTTACATTGACATCCAAGAATCTAAGGGTCGGAACCGTTAGCTTTCCATGTTCTTCAAGTAGTGCAACTAGAACTTGATTCATACTAATTGAAGTAATTAAACCATCAACATCTTCTGTCATTTTATTTCCTTTACCATTAAGGTTCCATCATCCAAAGTAGATAGAACAACATTACACTTCATGCCTTCTCGCATCTTAGCAAGAGACATCTTATACATTGTTGGGAAAGCAATTACTCTAGTCAATTCTTTTTGTGCATTTGAAAGAATTATATGGCTCATTGTCTTGCCAGCCTTTGTTACGTATGGAGTAAAGTCTACTACAATATACTCGTCTTCGTCAAGGTCATACTGCTTCTTATATAGATAGT